TGCGCTCCCAGCTTGGTCGCGTCCATTGTTTGCTGGCACAAGGGGAAGCCCAAGATACAAAGCGGCAAAGGGAGGGCGAGCCTCTGGAAAATCCCATTTCTTTGCTGAAATTTTGTTAAAGCGGATGATCGAAGATCCCAACACAAAGGCGATCTGCATTAGGGAAGTTCAGAGATCCCTTGAATTTTCTTCAAAGCAACTTTTGGCCGATAAAATAATTGCGATGGGCCTTGGTCATTACTTCGAGGTTCAGCAAACAAGAATTAGATCATTGTTGGGTGAGGGGATTATTATCTTTCAAGGGATGCAAGATCACACTTCCGACAGCGTTAAATCTCTTGAAGGTTTTGATATTGCTTGGTGTGAGGAAGCTCAATCTTTGTCGAGCCGTTCCATCGAGCTTTTAGACCCAACGATAAGAAAAGAAGGTTCTGAAATTTGGTTTAGCTGGAACCCATATAAAAAAACAGATCCAGTCGAAGAATTTTTTGAGAACAACAATCAGGCAAGCTTGGTTCATGTGAATTATTTGGAAAATCCTTTTTGCAGTGAAAACATCAAGGAAATGGCTGAGCGGGCAAAGGCTCAGAATATTTCAAAATATAATCATGTTTGGCTGGGCGATTATATGAAAGATATTGATGGTGCTCTTTGGAAAGATCCTATGATAAAATCGGCGCAGGGTTCAAAGGAAATTCCTCAAATGTCGAGAATTGTTGTTGCCATTGACCCAGCGGTTACTGCAAGTCAAAACAGCGATGAAACGGGGATAATAGTTGCGGGTAGGGCAGACGATAAGTTTTATATCTTGGATGATTTGAGTTTAAGGGCATCACCAGACACTTGGGCGCGGGCTGTTGTTGAGGCATATCACCATTGGAACGCTGATAGAATTGTTGCAGAAGTAAACAACGGTGGCGATTTGGTTGAAAAAGTGATAAGAACTATAGACAGAAGTGTTCCCTATACCCCCGTCAGGGCGTCGAGGGGTAAGATATTAAGGGCAGAGCCTATTGCGGCTTTATATGAGCAAGGGAAAGTTTCCCATTGCGGAGAGTTTAGGGAGCTTGAGGATCAAATGACCAGTTACACCCCGTTATCAAAAAAGTCTCCTGATCGTCTGGATGCTTTAGTTTGGGCTTTAACTGAGTTAAGCAGATCAACAGGTCAAGCCGTTTGGAGAATTAGCTGATGGGTATTTTGGACAATATAGCGGCGATCTTAGGTCGCAATCAGTCTTTTGAGCGGAAAGAAGCTCCGCAAATTCACATTAGCGGTCCAACATATAGCGGAACCAAAAAGGATAATTTCAAAAGTTTTGCCCAAGAAGGCTACAAAGAAAACGCGATTGTTTATCGTTGCGTAAATGAAATCGCTAACGGCGCAGCTTCAATCCCTTTCTGTGTTTATCAAGGCGATATAAAGCTTGAAGCTCATCCTTTGATCTCTCTCCTTGCGAGGCCAAACCCACTTCAAGCAGGGGTTGAATATTTCCAAAGCCTTTATTCTTACTTGCTTTTGTCTGGGAACTCTTATGCGCTGCAATCAGATGTAAACGGAGCGCCTAGAGAGTTGCACATTCTACGCCCAGATCGAATTGAAATTGAGCCTAGCAGCACTGCAATTCCAAAGTCTTATAAATATAAGCTGGGTCAAGAGGTGGTTAGAACCTATCCAGCCGATCCAGTAACAGGAGCCGCAGAAGTAAAGCATTTTAAGCTGTGGAACCCTCTGGACGATTATCAAGGACTTTCTCCCTTGGCGGCGGCGTCTATTTCGATTGATCAGAACAACATGGTTTCGAAGCACAACATTGCGCTTCTGGCTAACGGAGCGCGTCCGTCAGGCGCTATTGTGTTCAAACCCGCCGACGATGCGGGAAATCGACTTATGCTATCAGATGGGCAGCGTGAGCAGTTGCAAAGCGATCTCGCCAATAGGTTCAAGGGCGTCAACAATGCGGGGCGTCCAATGTTGCTTGAGGGTGATTTTGATTGGAAAGAAATGGGCATGTCTCCAAAGGACATGGACTTTATGGCCCAAGCAAATATGACTGCAAAGGATATTGCTCTTTGCTTTGGTGTTCCTTCTCAGTTGATCGGAATACCAGACGCTCAAACCTATGCGAATGTGCAAGAGGCGCGTCTGGCTCTGTATGAGGAAACTATTATTCCTCTGGCGCGTAGGATTGAAAGCGATTTAAACGAGTGGCTGGCTCCAGCGTTTGGTGATGATATATCAATTTCGTATGATATTGACGCGATCCCAGCCATGACAGAGCGGAGACGTAGAGTTTATGAAAATGTTACTTCGGCAGTTCGAGATGGAATTATCTCACGCAATGAAGCGCGTGAAAGATTGGGTTTACAACCCATCAGTGGTGGAGACGAGGTATTTATTGCTGCAAACTTATTCCCATTGGGTGGCCCAGAAGTGGCAGAAGATGAGGGGCAAGATCCAGAGGAAGCTGGCAAAGAAGCCTACGGCGAAACCGAAGTAAAAAAAAAGAGTGAAGTAGCCAAGGACACGTTCACAACTAGAGCGGAAGCATCAGCGCGGGCTTCTGAGATTGGGTGCGTTGGAACTCATCAGCATACGATTGACGGTGAAGCGGTGTTTATGCCTTGCGACACTCATGCAGAATATGACCGATTGGCTAAGGATCTTGACAGGTACGCCAGCCCCGAAGATATGCGTCACCGCAGAAAAGAAGATGATGATGAGGGCAAGGCTGAGAGCGATATAAAAACAACGCCTACCGATGCTATGGCTAGAAATGCAGAGCGCGGTTTAAATCTTCGCAAAGAATACGGACGCGGTGGAACTCAAATTGGAGTTGCGCGGGCCAATCAGCTTAAATCAAAAGAGCGCCTAAGCCCCAGAACAGTGCGGCGTATGCACAGCTATTTCTCAAGGCATGAAGTAGACAAGCAAGCCGAGGGATTTCGCAGAGGTGAGGCTGGATGGCCCAGCGCGGGCTTAGTCGCATGGCTTCTCTGGGGCGGTGATGAGGGCCAGAGTTGGGCGGCTCGCAAGGTCAAGGAGTTAGATAAAGAACGTGATAAGGCTCAAGAGTTGGCTGCATATATGGAAGATTTGCAAATTGAGGAAAAAGCGCCGGTTAAAATCTCAGAGGCAGTCAAAAAAGGTTTAGCCGAAAAGGTCAAAGACCATAACGAAGAACATGGAGACAAGAAGGGCAAGAGGGTCACGCAGGGGATGCTGGAGGCGGTTTTCCGCAGGGGCGTAGGAGCTTACAACACAAACCCATCTTCTGTGCGTCCTAGCGTCAATTCTGCGGATCAATGGGCCTACGCTCGCGTGAATGTATTTTTGCAAGCGGTAAGAACAGGGAAATATAAAAGCGGAAAGTTTGACACGGATCTTCTTCCAGAGGGGCACCCTCTAAAGTCAAAGGATAAAAAATAATATCAATCTTCAATTTCTATTGGGTCTGCATAAGAAAAGCTATTCAATGCGCCTATCACTTGCCCCATTGATTTCAGCCCCTCTATAATAGAGAAGATTTCTTGCCTTGATGGAACTTCGTCAGTGACGCTTACATGCTCATTGAAATCCTCCATGTGAAGGTATGACTTGTTATATTTCTTTTGATGGATCATTTTTCTTCTGAGGGATCTTCCGTGAAGATGCGCTTGTATTCTTCTTCTGTGATTATGCCGTATTCTCTGGCCCCACCTGCTAAGATCATGGCCCAATGCTCACCATCACGGCCCTCAAGAGCGAAATCCAATCCTAAAGAAGCTTCTTCAATGATATATGCTTCAATGCAGTTGTAAGCCTCATCAAGTTCTTTATCTTGGCCTTCAAGTTCTAAAAATTTATAAGCGGCCAATCCTCTCATGAGGTTAATTGTCCTAGAGTTTTCTGGGCTGAACATTTCCATAGGCAAAACTCGCATCTTAAATTCTGGATCATCCAAATCTCCCAATCCTATAATCGCCTTAACGTAATCTGAGAACCTTTCGGCCCTCAGAATAAATTGCTCCGATACTTTCATTATGCCCATCCCATGCTAACAGCAAAGATCCAGCCCACAGACGCGGCACCGATCACCGCGAAGATAATAACATCTTGCTTCCAATTTGTCATAACGTCCACCTTCCATAATCAGCGGCCTTCTCATCCATAAAGCAATGGCCGCAAGCTACAAAGCTACTTTTGAACCACTCGCGGAAGGTTTCACCCTCATGCTTGATTTCATCAAAGTAGATTTTCAGAGCGGCAAGATCATCACCGCTCAATTCAACTGTATGCTCAATTTTGATTTTCATATTTATCTTCCTTCAAGTCTATTTTAACACACAAATCATTGAGGTTGGTGGAAACGATTGGCGGCTGTTGATCCCTGTAAGCTTTCCAGATGGTTTGATTGTACATCATTCGAGATCCGCTATTGATCCTCCACCCGCGGTATTCCCAAGGATGGTCAAGATCACCCTTGCGTCTGGTTTTTTTTAATTTGGGTTTCATCACCAAACCTCCCCTTCCTCCATGAAATCAATGGCGTCATAAACTCCTAGCGGAGCGGAGAGAGATCCATCGTCCATGATGCGGCGGGTGGCGAAGGTTTTCGCACCGTGATGCTCAAGCCAGCGCTTGCCAATCTTCATGGCGGTAGTTGGGTTTAGAGCGTCGAACTCTATCATGGTGTTCAGGTGGTCAAGCGGCCCTTCAATGGTAGGCTCCACCTCTACATGGATGACGCACTTGTTTC